GCACCACCCATTACTCATCACCCAAAGATTCCTCAAGAATACTAACTTTTTCTTGAAGAACCTGCATTTCGTTCTGCATCCTCCGTGCGTATCGTTTGACTTCGCGGAGATGCTGATTAGCAAGGGCAAGTCTATTTTTATCGGACATAGTTCGAGGTTTAAACTTAGAAATTAGTTCTTGGAGACCTAAGATGTAAGTAAAGATATTTTTTTCACTAATTTCTTCGTTTAAAAAGTTTTTCCAGTCTGATTCTAAAGACATGCCGTGCTCCTGTTGTTTTTGCAATAACAAAAGTTTGTGAATAAACTTATTCCTAGATTTTCTAAGTTCAGCTCTTATCGCAACTTTTGTATTTGCCTTTCATTGTTACTTACCTTTCTTTTGTGCAAATTGAATGGCTTTCTTAAGAATTTCACGAATCTTGGCTTCAGTTAAACCCTTTCCGTGAGACTTTGTATGAGTCCGGGCTCTTTCGTCATCATGGCGGCCTTGTGCGTTAGCTGGTGTTTTCCGTCCTTGGGAGCGTTCTTCCAGATCTTCCTCGGATTCTTCTACTGGCTCTTCTGATTCTTCGAGTTCTTCCTCAGCGGATTCCTCAACAGTTTCCCCAGCCGCCGCTTCAACTGCTTCTTCGGCAACTTCTTCTTCACCCTCTGTTTGTATCTGACCTTTTCCATCAAATTCCTCAAATTCTTGTATTGTGTTAAATTTAAAACCCCACGCTTCTGACAAAAGCGTTCCGATTTCCTTTTCTTTCCAGTCTTTCAATGACATCTTGTTATCTCCTTTTTGTAGATGTTCGTAATAAATAGTCTCATTTTTCGCTTTAAGCATATCTTCAAAATCTCTTAAGCACATGCTACCAATCTTATTTGCTAATTCTTCTGCTTTACGCATAGTTGGATCTTTTTGTGCATACCCGGGCCCAAGATATTCAGAGCCATCAAACATTCCATCGCAGTGCTGTTGATGATGTACTAATTCGTGCCCAAGTGAGCGTAAAATATCTTTTGGATGTCGACCAGAGATATATAAGTGTACTGATTTACTATCCGGCTCATAATGAGCTGTACGACCTAGCGGATTTTTCGCATTCTCCGAATCTCTTCTCAAAAACAGTCGCGGAGGGCTTGTAAAACCAATGTGTTTCTGCGCGAATGGCATAAACTGTTTAATCAAATCTTTTAAAATATCATCGCTGGGCATTATGACAAATCCTTAGCTTACTCAATAAATAGTTCTATTTTTGAGTCAGGAGTTGTTTTCTTTATTTGAACGTGAAACCAGCCGCAATGTAAACGTAAAGAACTCAAGTTCTGTGCTCTGATCTTCTATGGGTAACACAGACGATACCGATACCATTCTATTGTCGCGGATCTGGTTATCAATCTTTACTAATATTCCAATATGATCGATCCAGTCATTTGTTTCTTCCGAATATTTAGACCAAGACACAATATCGCCAACTTGCAGCTTCTCAGCAACAGAGTGTCCGAATTCTTTTGTATTAGCGTTCATTTAGACATAAATAGGTCTATACGAGCTAAATCAAATGATGTGTATCTTTTAAATTTAAGCAAACTAAAATAGCCAATAATGTAGTTATAGTTATTTCATAACCAAAAAAACCATACATACACCAAGATGATATTATAATAAGCAAAGATTTCCAAAATGTTCCAAATGTAAAAAGCATTAATTAAATCCTAAATCAACAATTTCCTCTATTGGGACCGCCAAAAGATTGTTACCGTCATAAGTCAAAACTCTATCAAGTTCATCTAATTCATAATCCACAACATAAACTTTTATTCCACAATTTACTTTGATATGTTTTCTCTTGCTAGGACAAAAATACCACCGATGGCCTTTGCATTCTATTTTTGATGGCTTAACTAAAAATTTATTCTTTGAAGTGACGTTACCGTCAAATTGTCTGATTATCTGTTTCAGCCTTTCTTCATCAAAATTTTCCCAAGCCATATTAAAAACCACAACTTAAATTTTTGAGACAACCCACTTCATGTTCGAGATTTCTCGCATAGATTGTTTCATTAAGTAAGTATTGGTTGTTTAGTTCTTCGAACAGCGGACTGCAATTGTCCATGAAAAATAATTTATCATACCATATCCATTTTACAATAAAGTTGTCTTTTTGTGAATCAATAATAATGCCTAATTTTATATTTTTTTTTGTAAATCGTAGTCCGACTAAATCACCTAAATTAAAATTCATATTTTTAAGTATAACATTCTGACTGGCAAATGTCAAAATTAAAACATTTTTGAAACTGCAATTAGTGTCGCCATCAAAAATTGAACAACCATAAAAATGGTCATTGAGCGCGTTTTAAATTCTTTTAATTCTTCAATTTCTTGCAAAGCAGTTTTTATTTGTGGAGGCGAAGCGACGTCATCCATTTTATCCTTCCACGCTTTAATATCCTGTACTCGATCTTCTTTTGCTCTTAATTCTGTCAGTTGTTCTTTAACCATTTGAAGCTCGGTGCGTAAAGCCTCTATGCCGCTGGCCATTGTTTTAAGTTGTTGTAAAACTAATTTTGAATACGTATCCCAGCCATTATCTGAATCAGCCATAATATAGCCCTCCACGCTCTTAAATAGTAAAAGAAGAGGTATATCTTTTTCTTTAGGCTTCTCGGGGAGTATTTTCCGCAATATCTTCTGCGTACTTTACTTTTCTAGCCTTAATTTTAACTTCTGGATATACTTCAGATAAAGACTCCACCGCGTCGACATTTTTACCAGAGTCATCAAAGAAAAGAACATCTGTTGCCCCGGCTTCAATGCGTTCGGCTACCCACGCTGCTTTTGCTTGAGGATCAGAATCGCCTAAAAGCACAAATGTAATTTTGGAAGTGTCGAGTTCTAAGCTCTCCAAATATTTTCTTATAGCCTCTTCAGCTTCAGGCGCCCGGGCCGTTAATATCGCAATTTCTCGCCCTTCTGTTCCGGCATTAAGTGCGTTACGAACAATATTTGTAATTTGTTTAATTTCTCTTGGGTTAATAACTTCGTCGAACTCAGAAAAGTCATATTCATAATCTGGATTAACTTTATGAGTGGCATATTGTCCCGGTGTCATAACTAATTCTCTACCAGTATCAGTGGTAATATAAATTTTGGAATCTGACTTTGCAATTGTATCATCAAAGTCAAAAACACGAAGTTTTGATTCGTTTATAAACTTTCGCCAATTTTCAAGTAGGAGTTTCATGAAACAATCTCACATACAAAGTAAGTCCATATTCCCATGCCCATGCTGGTGCGATCTTTTTTTCTTACATTTACTATTCTTACTTGCTTTCCTAAGATAAACTCTTCTTCTTGGGGAAATCCGCTTAAATTTGAAATGTCAGTACCAAGCGCAGGGTTTTCTATGATAAATTGACAATATGGTCCTGCAGACATATTAAATTTATCAAAAGATTGTGCTACATCCTTACTAGCTGTCCAAGAAGAAATGGAGCTATTATTAAACACACTGCCCTCTTTTAAATTATCAACAACTTCTTGAGGTAAGCCCATGCCTCTATAAATTATTGCGGGGTTACTTAAATTATTTAAGACCCCCAATTGATTTAACACGTAATTAGCTATTGTATACAATTCTTTGGATGGCTTTAAAAGATATTGGGGAACTTTAATTCCAGATTTTACACGGTCTTTATATAAATCGCCCGGCTCTACAACATCATCGGGACTAACTCGACTGTCAACGTATTTTGCGTCTCCGTATCCGTGACCTTGAACTGGAGAGCCTAGGGTGTCGGCATCAGAGTCAGTGTATTTTTCAGGATTTCTTACTGATGCAACGTTGCCGGCAGTATACAAGAGAATAGAATTAATTACTGCTATTTCCCTAGGATCTTTTATTTTAGCCATGTCAATATTCATTTTGGCTTCAGATATTGCAATTTCACTTATATTTTTGTATTTTTCTATAAATGCTCGTAAGTATGATGGAGTTAGCTCGTTAACAATAGCAACAGGTGTAATTTGTGTATTATCTTCTGATATTTTATTAAAGGCTTTTGAGATTGGTCGACCAGAAGCGTGTGTTAAATTAAATATTTTATCAAGATAAGCAGCTGCTTGCTGGCTTTTGTCTTCGACCAAATATTTTCGCCAATTTTCAAGTAGGAGTTTCATTTTTGTTTTTCGCCTCCGCATAACGAGTTGTCGGCGCCTGTTGTTGTCCAATTTTCTTGTCAAGAGAGGCAAACCTGTTGCTCGCATCAATTGCTTCTCTGGTTGCTGGGCATTTGAGCATTCTTAAGAATACAGTGTGTATCTTATACTCTTTAGCAGGAAATTTGGCATAGTCGACACCATATCTGGTAACTAGATTTTTATGATCACATAAAATATCTAAATCTTCCTTGGTAACGTTTCCGCCTAAGCGAGTTCTCAAGGCTTTAAAATCGGCATATAATTCTCCTAATTCATTCGACCACTGATTCAGAGTGAAATCACCCTCAAAACCACCTGAACGAGTCATATTATTCGGTAGATTAAATATTTTTCCTAACTCAGCTGTCGCGATGCTAGTTAAAATGAATTTGCCACCTGAAAACATCTCCAAAGTACCTTCCATGAGGTGTTCAAATTCGTGAGTTAGCCCGACCATTCGCGATATCCCAGCTTGAGCTTTGAATTTTTCTTCATTATCCCATGGAAAATTAGAATTCAGTTGTAATTGAATTGGTCTGATCTGTCCATCGTCGTACTGACCAGTTGAAATTGATGCATAAGCATTTTTTGGCAGCGTGGACGGGTCCACGAATCCATATGGGAACTTTTTAATAAACTTGACTATGTTGGGATATAATGATTTCATGTAAGCGTCTGCGGCCGTTTTCTGATCACCATTAAAAATTTTATCTGCGAACACTGCGACAATTCTAGAGCCGTCAGGATTTGTGGGCTTCCAATTCTCTAAAGATTTATCTTTAAGTGATTCGATCATTTGTATTAATTCGCGGTTTTTAATTTTAGATAATTTAGCTGGTCCGGTCGGGGCATGGTCATGTTTATGTTTTTTCATTCCTGCCCGAGCTACGCTTGGGATCATCTGACTAGCCGCTACTGCTCCGGCCGCAGTCGCCGCTTTTTTTAAAAATGAGCGTCTAGATAAATTCGGTTCTTGCTCAACCAATAATAACAAATCTTTTTGAGTGCCCCCTTCATTCAATATTTTGACAAATAATTCTTTTATTTGCTTAAAGGTCTCGTCATTGAATGTTTGCTCAGTTAATAAAGAATATCTACGAAGGTTATCATCTTCTTTTAAATACTTCCGCCAATTTTCCATTAAAAGTTTCATTTTATTCTTGTCTTTGTTTTTTATCTTTATTTTTATTTTGTTTTATTTTTTGTTCTGTTCGAGTGGTATCGACAGACCATGTGTCCCATATTGAGTCATCATATTTAGGTTTTTGTTGTTCAGTCATTTTAATTGTCGTAAATTTTATCATTAGTGTCGCGCACCATGCTTGTGGCCTGTAACATGTCTTCTTTATCTACTTGTTTAAGTATTAAATCGCCACTTTTTGGCTCATAATACATCCCGATCAAGTCGCCTTTTGATACATCCTTCATTTCCGCGTCAGTTATAGTTATTTTTCCACCACTTTTTTTAACAAGCATTGCTAAAACACTAAAAAGAAAATCTGGATCTTGCATATATTTGCTCATGATTTTAAATAGTCCTTCCAAGTACTAACAATTGATTCGTTTGTTTGCATAAATGATGGCATGCGAGAATTGACGAACTGAGCCAATACTCTATTAAACACCACATTAAGGTTGTCTTCATCGTCCATCTCACCCTCTACAAGCTCTCTAAACAATCCAGTCATAATATCAGGTGCGTCAGCATTAATCGAGAATATAGCGGTAAATTTAGCCTCTCCAGTGTGTTCTATTGTTGTAGCATCCATTGACAAATAATACTCAGTGTTTTCTGTTTTTCTTGGTTCTTCAAGCAGTTGTTTTCTCAATTCAACTCTAAAGTCGCGAGAGTCAATAATCTGCATAAGTACTTCCATACTTAATCCTAAGTCTTCTGGGTCATAATAGTGAGAGTACCGTGCTGTAGACTCATACGACTCAGTGTAATCTCCATCAGTTTGAAGATCCCACTCATAGGAAGTAAGTTCGCCATCTTCAATTTCTGTGGCCAGTTTAATATATGCAGCGCCTTCCATCTGTCCTTCGCGTTTAAAGTATTCAGTAAGAATTGCTTCCCAAGTATCTCGGGCATCATCAATTTTAGTATCAATTTTATCAAGTGCCTCTTGATATTCAAAGGGCATTGCCATATATGAGTGTCCATAAATTTCTGGATGTTCAAAATTAATTTGAATAGTCAAGTGTATCTCTTCTCTTATACGACGAATGACTGGCGTATCATGCTTCGAGGGAACAAAAATGTCACCATATTGATTACTTTCGTTTAATACATCGGCTGAATTCCAAACAACTTCTTCATCGTTGCCGGGAAGCCTTTTCCATTCATCAACCGACCACTTTGCAATAAAAGCAGCATAAGGTCTAATAGAGGCGCCATCCGCGCCATCGTCATTGACTTCGTAATCAGAATATGTCTGAGCCATTTTGTTGTTGAACTCGTCCATTATTTGTTCACATTCTGCTCTATACATCTCAACAGGGTTTCGTACCATGTTTGCATCAAGATTATCTTCTGTCTCTTTATTCTGTTTCATCGAACCTTCAACTTCTACACCCGGACCAACAAGCTGTCGCATTAATGCTAAACGGCCTTCTTTGTTGGCAGTATCTTCATAGGACCCTCCAAATATCATAAATTTGCTCAGATCAATCATACCATCTTGTTTTGGCATATTTGCGATGACTTCTTCTTGACTTGATCTCGCCCAATCAACAACGTTTTTTGTCAAACCGGGAATATCGATACCATAAACTTTTTTCTCAGGCATTCCAACGTCTTGTCCATCATCCCAGCGTTTTGGGGGCTCATCTCCTTCGTAATACCTAACATGACGAACACGAATTCTAGAAACTGGCTCAATATCTCCAGTAAATGCGCGTTTATCGTCATAAAATATCTCACCTTCTTGAATTTCTTGCTCTGCGCTGTCTATATTGCCCGTATTTGTGGCTGAGAGCAGGTCTTCTGTCTGTACCACGTATGCTACCGCTCCGTGACCCTGTGCCTCGGCTACAGCGCACTTATAATAGGATTGATAGGCGCTTGCACGGCTAGGTGGAGAGTGACAAGAGGTAATCGTGTCAAAATCACTCATTCTAAGCACATCTATCGGATGTCTAGTAATAATAATCGAATATTTGTCATTATCAGTTCTATTAATCTCTTTTTTGATGAATCCGGCGTTCTTTTTCCAATATTCGCCGTGTTCAGTGGCTAAATCAGTCAAATTATAGCCTGCAGGTCCCGCAACTCCCGGATTTACGACATATAAGTAAATTTGAGAGTTAATTCTTTCAAAATTCTCCAATTCCTTCTCATCGAGCGCCGCCCTGAGCATTTTCTTGGTAACGCGATGCGGTTTGTTGACGCCTCCGCCATCTGGCAACATATAGTTAATATCCGCCATGTGTTTATAGACTTTTTGGTATAATGCGTCTTTTCTTCGGCTTAAGTCAGCTAATTTAGAGAAAAGTTTGCCGATTTTCATCTGAATCTTCTTAATTTTAGGCTTTTCACGCCCACCCATGGTCATGTTGACGAGATCATCCAACAAATCGTCTGCAGAGCGCAGATCACGGGCGGCGTAAGCCATACCTTTCTCCCAATCTACGTCATATTCTTGAGATCTGAAGAATTCTACGAACTTTCCAAGCTCTGAAGTCGGATCAGTGGTCGGAAATGGTATAACAACACGCATTTTACCGCTAAAAAGGTCATTTAGAGGCAATTTTGCTGGTTCTAAGTCATCAAGCACGCGCTCAAGCGCAACCATTTCGTCTTCGTCGATTTCTCGAAGCAATTTTTCGGGTTTTTGTTCGGAAATATTAAAATTTTCCAATAATTGTGCTGTTTTTAACAGGATTTGTTCATCATTTAGCATTTTTTTACTCTTTCATTGATTTAGAACCACGACATTTCCATTTTTTGCGAGATAATGCATTGGCACATGGAGGGTTTTTGCACTTTTTAATCTTTGCTGAGCGCGCACAGTATGCATCACCCTTCTTTGTACCGGGCCTGATGCGATCTCCACCGTCTTTTGCCTTTCCAGATTGACCATATGACCGGCATCTACCGTTTACACGCTTCACGTAACGTTTTCCTTTGGCTTTTTTACAAGGTTTTTTCTTTTTCTTCTTTTTTTTTTCGTCTAAATCGTTTAAAACTGCTTCAACTTCTTCACCAATGATATCATAAAGGTCTTGTTGTTCTTTGGTGATTTTTTTCCATGCTTTTTTAGATGGTCTATCTTCTGCACAATCTCCTGTTTTGGGCTTTCCTTTGCATCTTTTTTGTTTAGCGCGCATATTATCAAAAAAGTTGCCACCTTCTTCAAGTTCATCTTCTTTAATATTCTCCTGTACGCCATAGGTTTTACAGGGGTCTTGTCCACATCCGCAATTCTTTTTTTCACCCTCTTTTAAATCACTGTTATCAGTCTCATCAAGTATTTGTTGTATACGTTTCGCTTGAGTAGCATGCATTTTGGATGCATTCTCCAGTTCTCCAACAATATCTTTTAATTCTTCTTCTTGTTCTTTTGTGTGTGATTCTAAGAATAGTCGCCAATTATTGTGAATTTTATTCATTTTTAGTTATCTCCAAAGCTTTCTCCAATAAATAGATCGGAATTTCACTATCTTCTATGTCTTTTATATCATTAATTGTGGCCCATTTGTAGGCATCGTGCTCAATTTCGCCGGTATGAGGGTTTGGTTTGTCGATATTAATGCTACCAGACCAATTTCTTGTCAAAAAATAGTACTTTTTGGGCTTCGGTTTGCCAAGAAAGACAAGATCTTCGGTGTTGCATAGCAAATTAGTCTCTTCATCAAGCTCTCTAACAGCACCAGACTCAATTGATTTGTCATCTTCATCAATGTGTCCGCCGGGAAGCGTCCATTGTCCCGCTCTATCATCTATATCGGACCGTCTAATAATTAAGAATCTTTGTTTTTCGTCTAAACACGCAACAACGCCTACAGTCTTTAACTCACCTTCTGTCAAGTATTGATTCCATTGTTTAAATTTCATGCTAATCTCTTCTAACAAAAGTTTAATTTATTATATTTGCAAATTGTCTTAATTGGTTTTTTAATATCTAGCTTAGTGATTGGTACAACCCATATCATATCTTCAACGATTGCTAATGATGGATAATACTCAGCATCTACACCCCACAATACACCCACGACTTCGCCACTTTTGTTAAATATTACTGATCCAGAACAACCAAACCACCCATATGTGTGTAAAATAATTTGTTGCCCAGAACCTTCTTTATTCTCATATCCAGCAACACGACCACGAATACTCATTAATTTGTGTGAAGATGGGTACCCAGAGTAAGTTATGGATTCACCAACTCCTAATATTTGTTTCGTTGGTCTGTATTTAATCGGATCTATAAATCTAAACTCTTCTTGTACGAAAAGAACAGCAATATCGTCGGTGGCATTTTGATATACTACAATTCCTTGGCGTGTCTCTTCACCCTTGCTAATCAAATAGGTAGAACCCATTCCTCGATCAGCAACATGTTGAGCAGTAAGCACAAAATGGAATCCTTTATGGACCATGTAGGTTCCGGATCCGTGACCTCCGCCCTCAGTCCAAATTTTAACAGCCGCTTCTCTTACCTTCATTTCTATTTTAGAAATTGAAGAATTGACCGACTCAACAATCATTGCTTGTTGAGCTTTTTCAGTTGCTTGCGCTGGTTGAACTAACATTGTCAAGCTTAAAAGTAGTAAAGATAAATATTTCATGTCGTCCCTCGTATACTTTTATAAATAGAAAGTTATCGATTAGTAAGAATAAAATACATCAGAAACAACGATATATTACCTAGACTCAACATTTGTAGATCTACTGATGTCATATACACACCAAAAGAAAAAAGGCAAATATTAACAAATATTGCCCCCATGCTTAAGTGATCCATGAATGTTTTTGATATCTTCATCTATAGTATATAGGAGAAGTCAATCAGCTTTAGAAATTATCTGCAATGAATTAACCTGATATTCCATTATCTTGTGCTGCTTGACACAGTAAACAGGAACAAATGGAAACAAAAGTTCTTGATCAAGTCGGGCCGGCTTTGCCACAAATCCTATATGCCCATCAGTGGTTTTTACTAAATCCCCTATGTTATAACATGTTAACCAGCCGTTACCTGTGATGGTGTAGCTATTATCATACTTCATTAGTTTTCGCCTCGATTTTCGATTGAGTGCAATTCTACTGTACCAATTGCGATGGACATTTTTAAACCTTCTTCTTCTAATATAGCAGTTGTTTGGTTGTTTGTGTTTTCGTTGGTTTTAAATAACTTAACTTCCCATAAAAAGACATCATCCTTAATCATATCGATATGTCTTATTCGTTTAGATAAAAAACCACGAAAATCTGAGATGTGATCGATGACCATATCTCCGACATTCAACATAACGTTATTGGCTACATCCCGCAACTTATTAATATCAGATTTATTTTCGCTCATTACAGACCTCCATTCGGCCAGAATTAAGCATACCAAGTAAACCATTTTCTGTATATGGTTGATTTTTATTTATTTCATCGGTAGCGGGACCGGTCCAGATTATATCCCAAGCCCATATTTGTGGCTCATGTTCCCAACTCTCCATTACATCATAACGTTTGACAAGTATTCCAATATCTCCGCTAATAATATCCTCTATCATCATTCCGGCATGCAAGTCAGTTTCACAATATTGTTCAATGTAATATTTCATCAATGTAATTAGCTTCTGACGAATTGATTAGAAGCCAATCACCCTTGGTCCGTATGCATTCGGTTATAAAAATTGATAGTTTTTCTGGATCGTTGATAGAACTTTTGTCAATATTGCATACCTTTTTTGGATAATAACGGTCTGCGCTATTTGGATTCTCGCGAATTATGCTGCATTCCTGCAATTGTGGTGAGTGCGAAAAAGCATTGAATTCAGTGTTTAATGTAGCCATACAAAGACCGGCGCCAAAAGAGGCGAAGAGTAGAAATTTCATTTTTTTCCCAAAATTTTTATCATACTTAGTCACCTAACCAATTAAAATCATTATATTTTAATTCGATCGATGATATATGGATGTTGCAGTGATAAGTCCTTGTATAATTTTTTAAGAACAGTTTTTGTAATATCGCCAATTTGATCTTTTGTTGATTTGTCATCCAAAGCCTTTTCAACTTCCTTGGCAATCATATCCTTGAGGTCTTTGTCTTTTAAAACCTTCTCGGCCTCTTTAGCCGCGAGCTTACGAACTTCCGCCTTATCATCAGCGGTGAGTTCTTCAATTATGAGTTGTCGCAATTTAGTAAATGTAATTTCCATGATTTTTAACCAAAAAATTTTTCCATTATTAAATAGTCCAAAAACGCCAGTTTTCCGCTAAAAATTTCCTTTATTGCAAGACACGCACAGAACACGCGCAGACAATGCCGACCGGTGTATCACCTATTACGTGGAATATCGTCCACAGAGTCGTATATGTGATTATCAAACATTAGCTTTTCCTCCACATGCATTAGGTCTCTATCATAATGGTACGATACACTGCCCCTAGTATGGGGCGGTCTGTTGAACCATTTAATTCCACATAAGTACACAGTGCCTGCAATCCCTCTCTCGATTACTTCAACGACTGTTCCCCAGCTTGTACGGCCCTTAATGAACTTCTCCCGGTCACATAATGTAACAACGTCGCCAAGCTTAATCTCGCCCGTTTTATAGCTACGCAATTTTAATTCATTCATGGCGATATCCGCCTAAGATGCTCGGACACCTCTGTTGTAGATTTTCCACTGGCAAACCAATGTACTGTATACAACACAAATGAATCATATGATATTGTACCTATAGGCGAATTAATCTTAACTTCTGTTATAATACCCAATGTGCCGTCTTTGTCATCGATCATTAGATAGTCTGGTGTATAATGATATCCATGAAATGTCACCAAATCGCCAACAAAGAGCTGTTCGCCCTTTTCGATCTCAACGTTGTCGCCCATAATATATATATGTCAATGATTACATTGCTTGTATTTTTGTAATCGCCCAATTGTATGCATCCAATCTTGGGACATCATCGAGTTTGGCTTCTTTACCCACCATATTCTTGCCATGTTCATCTTTGGGTACTCCTCACCTCTCTGTCTGTCAAATAACTCGATTACGACCGCTATACCACCATGGCATGTACATGTCACTAGGTCGCCTACCGCAAGCTCATGCTTGGGTGGTATCTCAAAGAAGTCCTTCACCCTTTCCCAATATCCCACACAAGTAACTATCTGCTATCTGCGTTTTTTATTTTGGGGATTTTTTTAGGGCCGCTTAAATCTCGAAAAATTACATCCGTATCGTGAACGTACTTAGACCACTTGTCAGGGGTATGTCAAATATAGAGACATAGATTCCGGTGGGGGGGTAGGGGGGTAGTACCCCCACCTCGCTGATTGTGCGCTTTCAAACTGGACAATCATCGACTGCATTTGCTGTCAAATAAGTGTCATAAACAGTTCTGTCAAATATATGTCAAATAATATGTCAAAAGACTGTCAACATTTACGTAAACGAAAACAGTTTTGTATTTGTTTATTATTATATATACAAAACGTCTATTAAGTTATTGATATTGTTAGAGTTTTATTTTTAGTTATCTCGCACAATCTCGTCACTGTACTGGAGAGCAAGACCGACCACCGTTATAGCTATCGCTCCCCAGAACATAACGTGGGCTGCTGTTTGTAAAACCTTTGTCATAATAGTAAATAGTCTATACTCTCGCGCACTTACACAACGCATGGCCCCTGTCACATTCATGCGACAAAAAAACATTGTAAGTGGTTGATATTGTTGATGATACTCTATCTGTATAAGTATATGATATTGCTATCTTTATCTGTCGCACCAAAATCACACCTTGACAAACAGTGCGAGAGCGTATATATATTAAATACTATAGCAAAAATCATACACAATAAACAGATCAATATAAGACACATCAAAATAATGCACTTATAAACTAATAAATCACTGACCCCCATCATCTACTGCCGCATTATATAAACTGTTTACTACAACCACGGCAACCTGTTGTAAACATTTAAGAGAGTTATTATATAACGTGTAGTTACTATCATCTTTGTCTACCACTACACACAACGACCTTGATCGTCCATCTGATAAGGTTTTTCTTTTTACTAACTCTCCAACCTTAAACATTGTCACCCTCCATATTATTACATATCTCATCCTGCGCCTGTTTTGTCATCTCAGCAATATCGGCCACAGTCAAAGGGTTTTCTTTTCTTCGCTTGTTTTGTTCTCGCATTAGCTTCTTGAACCTTTTAGCTACATGCTTAACAACGTGCACGTTCTCGACACCAAGAGCGCGGAACCGGCGAGCGCCTTCGCGGGCTGCGGCTTCTTCGCTTGGCTTTGTTAGGATTGTTTCGGTGCCTGTCAGCTTTCCGTCTACAATCTTTAGTTCTGTTTTGGTGACGTAGTACATGATAAAAATGTGGGGTTCTTTGTTTATTGTCGCGCCCCTCTCGACTCCTATGTTTGAGGTTCTTTCGTTGTTATAACCGGCATCCCTCTAATCGTTTCCAGTGTTGCCCGTTTATCCTCGGGGCTGTCTTGAGTTCTCGCTATCGCATTGTATTTGTTCGCTCATTGTTAGGGTTGAACACGCTCCCTCTGTGACTAAACCAAGCCCGCCACAGTTACCGGCCTATGTAGTTGGGGGTTTTCATTATCTTGTTACCTCTCGCGCTAAACGCTGTCAGGGTTTTGGGTTTGATAGTTTAACTCATCAGGAGGATCAGCATCGCGGTCCACATGATTGCGCCAAGAGCATCGTACACTTTTTGTTCAGTGGTATACATTAAATGCCCTCGCCATTCTCAAGTGCAGCCAGCGCAGCCTTGTCATCCTCAGTCAAGTGCTCGGCATTTTTACGCTTCAAACTCTCGGCGCTCATGCGCGTCGGGTTTTTGTGCTCGGCGTTGCAACCGGCAGCGAACGATTCCGCCCATGAAGGATCGGGGAAGTCCATAACGGCCTGTTTGCCTTGCGTCTTGGAGTTGCGGAACACAACCCACATTTGCGGACCAACTTGCTCGACGGTCCAACCTGTGATCTGTCGGCGCGTTGGCGGTGCAGGCGCAGGTTTATACTCGCGGGCTGTTTGGATTTTGATCTGGTCGATGGCTCTTTGCATAGTTTTCTCCTTTCTATACATATAATATAACACCGGAGCGGGTAAAAGTCAAGGGTTCAAATGTCAAGGAAATGTCAAGAGATTAGTCATTACAACAATCAGGGTGCTCCCAGTTCTCGACTTGCCAATCACTGATCATCTCGCAGTCGTGCAAGTTATCAATGTAGTTGCTCCAAGCCTCGGAGCGGGCAACGATGTCAATGTGTCCAAGGCGTTGCTCATCGTCTTGGATCATCGGAAGGATCATGTTGACAAACGAGTCGGTTGCTTGCTCATGGGTCATAACGTGGTCGAGGTTTGAAGCCATAGAATAATCTCCTTTCTTTCTATACTTATAATATAACCCCCTAAGAGGCTATCGTCAAGGTCTGAGTTGTCAGGTAAATGTTAGGGTTATCGGTTGCGTGCAGTAAAGGCTTCGATGTTAGAAGTTGCCGCAAGTGCTTCAAGATGGGCGATGAGTTCATTCAACACTGTTTCATGTCGAATACCGCTCAACTGAGAGAAGCGCAGGAAGTTTTCAAAAGAGATACCCAAAGGGCGAAGCAACTCAGTGCTGAGTGTTCTGGTTTCTTTCAATGCGCTAAGTGCTTGTGCGAATGTCATAGTTTTCTCCTTTCTATACATATAATATAACACCCGCAAGGGTAAAAGTCAAGGGTTGAGTTGTCAAGGGGTTGTCAAGTCCACTTTGTCAAGATCCTGCACTGAACAAACGCCAGAGTTGCCAGTGTGCGGCCAGAATACTTTAACAAGTCCCGATCCAGATCCGTGATCCCGCGTCATCAGTTTCTTGAGAACAAGCCCAACAGTGGGCTTACGCTTTTTGCCAGTGGCAGGGTTCCAGATGGTTGCGTTGCTGCGAACGAGGTCGCCGGGTTGAAGATCGTAGTTCATAGTTTTCTCCTTTCTATACCTATAATATAACACCGACAGGGGCTAAAGTCAAGGCTGCTTCTGTCAAGGGAATGTCAACAACAAGGCTAACATTTGTCGGGTCGAACACGGAGCCAGATCCCGGCTTGGACATGATGGCTAAAAAAGCTAATAGTTTCATATACTTACCAGTCTGCCGGGTCGTTGCTTGGCTTTGACCAGAGATCATGTTTTTGAGTCTCGGAGAGTTCGCCATCGTTGCGAGCGGCGCTAAAGTTTAACGCACGTCGCTCGGCTGCTCGGCTGGATGCTTTCGCTTGCTCGCGGGCTGCGATCCCAGCATTGATAAACTGATCTTCTGCAACCGTGAATGTGGAGCCAACAAGATCATTGTCATGCTTCGCTTGAAAGTCAACCGGGTCCATGAACAGATCAGGATCTTCGGGGTCATTCCATTCGCCGGGCCGTGCAGCTTGCTCCATAAGATCGTGGAGTAGTTCAAAAGCGGGTTGACCAGTGGAGTCCTCCAGCGTACCAGCTTGCTCCAGTAAGCAAGTGATCAAGTCAAGTTCTGCCTCGGTTACTCGAATGTTAATAAAGTCTGACATTGTTCTCCTAACAGGTTGCCCATTTGAAGGCGAGGAAGATGAGAGCGGACCAACAAGTGAGGTCTGCGATAATGAGAGCGGCCATCATGCCGTTGCGGTTTTGAAGCATTTGCTTTCTCCTTTCTACCCTTATAATATAGCACCGAAACGGGCAGAAGTCAAGGTTTAAGTTGTCAAGAGGTTGTCAACGAGTCTAAGGTGAGAAGTTTTCTGTACTCTTGGTTCTGTTTCGCCTTTCCATAAAACTTTAATGTTGGTGTTGCCGGTATACTTTCCAGTCTCGACAACTAAACCAACATCAACGGATTCGCCCTTCCTCCATCGAGATGTTTGAAAGGTAAATGTCACCAGATCACCGACTTGCATCTTTGATCTCCGTGATATGGCGACACTTCCGACGCCAGCCAAAACCGGCGCAGGTGCACGTCCATGTGCCTCCGTGATCGGTTACCGTGTAGATGTTCCCCTTGCTGCCTTCAACGTCATACGTGCGAACCTCGGCCACTGGAGAGGTATCTGAACGCTGGCGTACAACCATGTACCGGTCCAAGTCCTCAAAAGTGGTATCATCCGGTACTTCAATCCAGTTTTGACCGGAGATTGCCCACTTTTGATCATTCACGTCAGTATACAGCATCGGCGGCATATCAACAACGATCGGGGTTTTGTTCATCATCATATCACCAAGTTCTTCAAGGCTAATAAAAAAAGGTTTAAGGTCGATCGGGTTAGCTTCCAGAAACTCGTCAAGGATCTGCATAATATCCTCATAACGCTCTTGACGTGGTGATTTCTGTTTGCTTCTCCGATACTCGTCGAGGTCAACAAGATCGCCCATTAAAAAGGCTCGTTTCGATCACTGAACGGTGATACTTCCCACGCCATCGGATGCATGATCTCGATGTTACCAGTCATGTACTTGGTAAGGTTGACATGGCAAGATGTGGTCTGACTGCGAAACTCTTTAACGGGTGCGGTGTAGTCAGCAAGGACAAACTCACCGCTCGCAGTGCGTTCACCGATCTTTAACTCATAGCTAAACAACTCTGCGCGTCCGTTAGGATAGGATACGCTTGTCAAACTTTCCCTGTGATTCCGGGCACTTACACCATTTTGCCATGCTCTGATCACGTTGTCATTAGTGCATACTTTCATGCTTCACCTGCTACCCTTGGAAGGGCTGATATTGTTGTTAAAAAAATGTCTTTCATCGCTTCGCTTTCTTCCTCTGCAAGTTGTGATGCTACCATCAAACAAGTGATCACGTTCTCACAGTTTTCGCGGCTCTCATCCATAGGTGTCAGTGAACCGCTTGCGTTTAGTAGGATTGTTGTTCCGTACATTTTAACTCCTTTCTATACTATAAATATAGCACCAGATCGTTTATTCGTCAAGGTTTTCTTTGTCAAGCAAATGTCAACGATCGCCCATGAAGATCCGATCAGCGAATCGCTTGGCGTTTCGAAGGTTTGCCATATCGTCGAGATCCTTAATCTGATCCGATCCTTCATCGTTCAAATGTTTAACGGACTCTTTCATAAACTTGCGCAGCACCTTGATAAACTCGATCTTACCAAACGATTCCTTAGTGCCATAGCCGCCACCGCCAACATATTCAATGTGCATCAGGCGCACAACCTTTAGCGCGTTCTTAATCCCGTTGGGATCATCAGAGTCTATAACAATGGTCATTTTCATGGTTTAGCCTAATCAATCGCGATAATGCGTTCATTTGTTGAGAAGTATGGCCGTGATGCGTAGTTCTTGGTGGTCATCCACATACGTTGACACTTGGAGGCGACAGGTTTGGGAGCCATTAGATCAGTCAGTACAATGTGACCATCAAACTCGCGATCGTTCACGTACTTGGTTGGAGCATCGAAGCATGTGCCGCCAGTCAACACGCGCTCAGTTTTACGGGTCTGTCCTTTCTTCCAAATATATACCTTGTCCTCTGCAACCCGTGTATCAAACGGGATCACGGTAAACTCCGCGATCTCTGCCAGTTTGTTCAGCTCGGAGAAGAACGCGGTCAACATACCATCATCGACAGAGCCAGATTGATCAATCGAGATTGCGATCTTGGCATGGCGACGGACACGCTTACCGGGGTGAACCTTTGGGAACCGCTTGTTAAGACGGCGAGGCGTCGAACGCTTGTCAGAGCGTTGTGAAGTTTTTACGAAGTACCTGAGCACCTTGCGCCAATCGATCTTAGTGGCGATGCGGTCAAGAACGTCCTGACGCATGGATGATGATACTGTACCCCAGTTGCGGGCTTTCTCAGCTTCCTCGGCGGCTTTCTTGATAGTTTCCTTCATGCGTTCCTTAGCGATCTCTTGTGTAGTACCATCGACCTCACCGAAACCTTGGTGATCGTCAAGAGAGTCAGCACCACCGAAAGCATCGCCGTTACCCTCGCCGTCGCCACCATCTTTCTGCATGTCTTTCAATGCTTCAAGATACCACTCGTAGGTTTTGAATGGTGGGAGATCCTTGAACATACCTTCACCGGGGATCAGCGCCTTCATTGGCTCGTCGCCAATAGTAGGGCCGGGGTTTTCTTCCGATGGCAGGTGTCGAGAGATATGACAGTTGATTGACAAGTCCATCGCGATGTTGTCGATCCGCTTGAGTCCATCGGCAGGAAGCCGACCGGTCACATGCTCAAAGATCAAGTGATAAAACTCATGCATGAGGATACCCAACTTGTGATCATCCGAGAGCGAGCCCATAAACTCAGGGTTGTAAAGTAGTTCAAACTGAGCACTGTCAGGGTTGACACGAACACCGGCTGTAGGGATCGACGTTGTTGCAATCTTGTCAATACGACGTGAGATAGCAGCGAAGAACGGCTCACGCATAAGCAAGCGGGCAGTGTGCATGTTCAGGTTGAAAGGCTTGTTAGGCTTGTCGGTCATTGTTTTCTCTCCTTACCCTTATAATATAGTCACTTAAAGGCAATAGGTCAAGGTTATTTGTGTCAAGGGAATGTCAGGACTTTCCTAACCCGTGAGCCAGAACAGACGCAAGCTGTTCTTCGTTCAACGATCGCCGCATTAGTTCTTCGGCTACCTCTTGACCGTGTGTGTGCCATACATGCTGCAAAAATGACAATACTTCTTGAAGTTCTGTTTGAGACATTGTGCTCTTTCTCCTTACCCTTATAATATAGTCACTTAAAGGCGATAGGTCAAGGTTTAAGTTGTCAAGGGAATGTCAAGGAAGATCATAATGCGCTCGAAGTCGAACCTCATCGATCCATCCCTGCTCTCCGTCAATGTGGAGTTTGAACCTCCACCTTTTGTTAGCTATGTCGCCGTACTTGGCGCGTGATGTTTCTTCTTTGCCGAGAACGATCGCAGGCTTACCGTCATTGACGGAATAAATGAGATCACCGACTTTTAGTTTATCTGTCCACATGGGCATCTGATATTATTAACAAATCTTCTTCATGGAAGGCCATCTGTTCTTCACTTTTTAACCACTTTACATGGTACTGTATTCGCTTGCCTACCGGCTGGTAGATGCGATTAACTACCCCAACACCGTGATGATTCGAGAAAGGTCGCGCAAGGCTCCCAAGTCCTGACAACTTAACTAAATCGCCAATCATGGGAGCCCTAAGCGGCGGTCCAAAGGCTCTACTGTGAGCCACCAAGGATCTCCACCAGATGATCGCTCACGCCCTTACCATCGGACGTTTGTGCCTTGTGGAGCGCAATCACGTTGTTAGTGTTGTCAGCTTCACCGAGAACGGTCCACAGCTTCATGGCGACCTCGGAAGGCAGTGCTACAAAGTAGTCAGCAAGGTTGGCGATCTGCCCATCGGTCAAGTCCTCAACAAAAGTCTCGGATGCTGCCATCTTCTCAATCATAGCAGAGTGATCATTGATACCCCACTGCGTAGTTTTGTCGATGGCACCGTTGTCCAGAAGATCCTCGATGGTCACTTGCCATTCGTACTTTTCAATGAAGTCACGGAGCGATACAGCAGCTTCAAAGCCAACAAACGCAGTTGCAAGATTGAAAAGAAGATTGCTGTCGCCATCTTCGTTGAACACACCGGTAGATGCGGCCGTGTCATTGAAGCGTGCCCAGCTACGGCGGGACGGGTAAACCTTGTTAGGCTCGAAGTCATCGCTATGCTCAAGGTGCTGGCGGTTCTGGTTAATGAAGTCCCACAGGATAGCGTTGACGTTACCTTGTGCCCATGTCAGCCAGTCCTCAGTGGATGGTTCCACGTCGAACACAGTCCAACGGTCAAGCTCTGCCGGGTCCATCTCGCCGACCTGATACTGAGCGCCATGCTCGCCACCATTGACGGCGGCGACAATCAGAGTCTCAGGGTGAAGGTTCCAGCCGTTGATCTTGCGGCTGTCGGTCAACTCGAAAAGACCCTGACGAACCTCCATAGTCGCACGGTCAACCTCATCAAGAAAGAGCATGACGGGCTGCGTACAGGCTGTTACCAGCCAATCAGGAGCGTTCCAAGTGGTAGCCTTGCGACCATCCGAAAGATCGGCGGTGTCAGGCAGACCAAGAAGATCACCCTCGGTCATCTGTGAAGCACGACGCTCGACGACTGGCAAGCCGCGAGTCTCGGCAATCTGATAGACTACCTGAGATTTACCGACACCGTGACGGCCACGAAGAAGCACCGGAAGGCGCACATCGAGGATGTGTTCTACTGTCGAGAGGAATGTTGTGAAGTCTACTGCCATGATAATCTCCTTGAGAGAGGTTGTTTCTTTGCCTTACACTATAAATATAGCACCGTAAGGCATTTAAGTCAAGTATTTTGTTGTCAAAGGAATGTTAAGAGAGTTGTCAATAAAGATGGTAGCTGATGCGGGACTCGAACCCGCAAGCCCATGCGGGCGCGAGATTTTAAGTCTCGTGTGTATACCAGTTCCACCAATCAGCCATTTCATCCTCTTACCCTTATAATATAGTCACTTAACCCTCGCCCGTCAAGGCGAGAGTTGTCAAGCAAATGTCAAGTGTTCCGCATGTCATAGTGTTCTTCAAGTCCGAGATCCCTGATCACTTGCACGGTGACACCACTCGGATACGCATAGTCATAGTTGCGTTGCTTCTCATACTTGCGCCCCTGTGTCGGAAACTCACGCAGGATAGCTTTCTCAAGGCTCTCCGCTGTTGGTTCAAGCCAGCCTTTAGGTGGGTCAAGACCGGGCAGCAGCGATGATGCTGGCAAGTTATCACCCTCGGCGGCTGCGTATGCGCGAGCCTTTTGGTGGTTCTCCACCAGTCTTTCAAGCCTATCGCGTGAGGTCCACCGATGTTGATCTGGCGCTGCGAGTTTGCGAGCATCAATGTGATAAGCTGCCAGATTTTGACGGCCAGATACGCATGCATCCCAATCAACCGACTTGATGTAGCGCAAGGTTAAAATGTCTGAGCGGTAGTTTCCATCAGCATCATAGCCTGACGAACGAATTGGGATCATTGAACCGATACCGATACCCAAGTTCGCGGCTGTCTCAAACGCAGCGATACGGGCCCGGCGCGTTTCTTCAATGAAAACTTGCTTGTCACGCTTGACATGCGGGCATACACGGCGCGTGTGACCGCGCTCGCCGCAGTATCCGCAAGTCACTTTTTTCATGCGTTCAGCTTTCGCTACCTTGTTAGTAACCTTCTTGCCGGTAGCAAGATCGATCTTGGTGCGCTTGATGTATAGTTGACGCTTTTCTTCTGCGCGTTGCTCATACCACTTGGCATCGTTTTCGTTGCCATCGGCGCGGTGTTGTTTGACCATCGCCACAGAACCCTCATACTGATCTTTGATCTGTTCTGAGAGTACGGGACACTTACGCTTGTTGTGTCCTTGACGATAGCAGTGTGAGCAGGTGACGGTTCCAGACCATGACATAATGATTTCTCCTTTCTATACTTATAATATAACAACCTGACGGGCTAAGTCAAGTTAAACTTTGTCAAGCAGTTGTCAAGAGAGTTAAACTATTTTTGCAGCACCACTCTTTGCGACCGGGACCGAACAGGGATTCGCCCTGTGTTGTCCATAACACATGCACCGCTGCTAAACTGGATTCAGCATTGTTCATATCCAGCACAATACCGATCTGCTCGGTAAGAAAATGTCTAACAATATCACCTACTTGCACTGATCACCTCCAAGTATTGCGGTTGAAAGGCACACATGCGATTGTTGCTAATCAGCATGACGCCATACAAATCGGATACCTTGAAGTGTTCGACAATGATGCCCATGCCACAACTTCCCGTCAAACATTTAACTAAGTCACCGACTTTCATTGATCACCTCAAGATTCTGCGGACGGAAAGGGTAGATTGTATCATGTCCGTGCATCTTTACCTTGTACTGTGTATTGCCATGCAGTGAAGGCCATACCTCAACAATGAGTCCCAATGGTCTACCAGACACCGATGCACATATAACCAAGTCACCGACTTTCATACCTCTCCCTTACCCTTATAATATAACACCCACACAGGAAAAGTCAATCAAAGTTGTGTCAGGGAAATGTCAAGAAGCATTTACTAACTGCATGTATTCGATGGCTACTTTGTTGCCATTGTGAAGTTTAACGAACCTGCCGGTTTCTCTCTTGCCCCACACTTCCACGATGATGCTGTGGTTCCTATGGTATCTGTCATATACCAGATCACCGACTTTCATGCACTCACCTTCTTTAGATCATAGTCCCACATTGATTCACTCACGCCTCCGCAAGTCCACACAACCTTGAACACATCGTTGCCCTTGGCACGCGGCTGTTCAACTTTAGCCACAATGATGCCCCTGTGACCCGAAGGATAATAGCCCCGTGTGTCTCCATGTAGAAATATCGACTCGACCAGATCACCGACTTGCATTTAATACCTCCAGCCGCAAGCCACATTCGATCTTGGGCTTGTGTTCATCTGTCCACATGACCCACACATCGGCAGGCTTTGCCCATCGCTTTTTACACGGTCCCATAACAAGACCAACCGATCCTCTGAAAGCTACTAATGTTCCTGTTTTAATCACTTATAATCTCCAACCACTTAACGGGCTCCCATGATACCTCTGCGTCTTGAATCCAGTAGACTTTAACGCGGGTGTGGCTTGTTCCACGATTGATGCCATCGGGTTTCGTTTGTAAAACAATGCCCGTGATTGGCTCAACGCTCTGCGGCATACATATCAGATCACCGACTTTCATATCTCTCCCAATGATATATATAATATAGCATCATCGGGCCGTGCCGTCAATAGTTTGTTTGTCAAGCAAATGTCAAGAACTTATGCGTTCCCATGCTTCTGAGTTAAAAACCTGATTCGGTGGAAAACCAGCCACCTTAAAGTGTGCACCATATCGACCGGTCCACGTCACTATGCTGATCTTGCCGGTTACTTTGTGCTTCACCAGATCACCGACTGTCACTCACAACCTCCAACCATTTGACAGGCTCCCATGATACCTCACCATCTTCGATCCAGCATACCTCAACGCGCCTAATAGCGGGGCGTCCAACACCTCCGATGGGTGTGAAACCTTTGACCTCTCCGTTGCACTGCCTTAAAACAATGCCCGACGCTGGCAGTCCTCCACGCATCCGTACCAGATCACCGGGCTTCATGCTTCCACCTTGTTCATCCACTTCAAAAGCCCGCGATCAATGATCCTCGGGTTTGCCTCTCCGACCATCAAAACCTGATGATTCTCGACCGTCACGCCATCGTCACGATGGATAAAAGCCTCACCGAGATAAATGGCAATCTTCCCCGCCAAACGCGGCGCTCCCCTGAACCCTTCAAATCTATACAGATCACCTACCTTCACTTACTACCTCCAACCACCTTTCGGGCTCCCATTCAACCTTACCGGGCTTCGGAAGCCATCTTATACCTACCTGCGCGGACTTATGCAGATCGCTGCGGTGAATGTCAACCACAACCCCAACAAGCCCTGTATCATAATCTCTCATTTTGACCAAATCTCCGATGTTCACGATATGACCCAAAAGTTTGTAGCATCAGCTTCAAAGCGCGATGCATCTGATATACATTGAACAAGGGCATCATCGTCACCATATAGGGTCTTTGTCATCTTGAGGACAAGAAAGACTGCATCTGTCAGAATAGGGGTATTCGTACCCGTTCCATCGCAGTCGTCAATAATAAGTTTAACTAAGTCACCGACCCTCATGCGCTCACCAAAACTTTAACGTCCTGATGAAGTGCGAGGATATTGCGAGGATGATTTTGTGGCTTGATGTGAACCCCATCCTTCGTGATATTAACAACAACACCCAGCTTCTCGCCGTAGTATTTTGTACGAACTCTAACTAAATCTCCTACTTTAACCACTTACAACCTCCATATCCTTAGCCTCAACCCATCCAGTATCGCGGCGGTGTGGCCAGTATACTTGAGCAAGTGGTTGATCCTCGTAGGCACCCTCGCGCAGCTTGATAACAATACCGATGCGAGCGCGAGCGTGTGACCCCACGGCGTATCGGCTTCTTATAATGTTTCCGACTTCAATCATCTGTTTTCTCCTTACTCAAATAATATAAGACCGCGCAGCGGTTACGGCAACTTTTTTCTTGTCAAGTAAATGTCAAGCACTTTTCTTTCTTGGCTTGCGGTAAAGTTTAATGTACCTTTCCTCAGTTACAATAGGCGTTG